TCAACGGCAGACGCGCACCCTGCGGATGACGAGGTTGCCCCAGGCGTCGTAGCGCTTCGCCTTCTTCCAGAAGCAGTCGTAGCCGTAGTCGTCATAGACCTGCACATGGGCGCCGTGGCCCCAGCCGCGACCATGGCCATGTCCCCAGCCATGGCCGAAGCCGATCGAGAAATCGCCGGCGCTGGAGGGCGCGGCGAAGGAAAGTGCCGCGAAAGTGGCGACGACGGCGGAAAGCATGATCCTGCGCATGAGGCATTCTCCTGTCGGTTCCTGCGGATGAACCATTTCATCCCATGAACCGACTGTCTCACGCGCCGCCCTGCCCCGCTGTTCCGCAGGGAACGTCCCGCGGAAAATCGCTTGGCTTCCCGCCGCGGCTTTTGTATGGGTGCAGTCAGTGGTCCCGTAGCTCAGCAGGATAGAGCACCAGATTCCTAATCTGGGGGTCCCGCGTTCGAATCGCGGCGGGATCACCATAAAAATCAATCTGTTAGTCTATCATTCCGTGTCGCACGTTCCGGTGCGTTCCTACATGCGTTCCTACAGCCCTGCATCCGATCCGTTCCCCGCATTGCGCTTCGCGATTCGAAGATGGGCGACGGCGCGGGTTTTTTCGATCGTTTTCCGGTTATAGCGCTGCGTCGTCGCGGCGTTTTTGTGGTTCGCGTGGTGGCGCAGATGCTCGATGTCGGCGCCCGCGTCGGAGCCTTCGGTCACACCGCCGGCACGGCTGTCACGGTTCCACACGTTGGCGGGAACCCCGGCTTCCGTTGCCACCTCCCGCCAGCGCTCGGCGAAGTGCCGGTAACGATAGGGCAGTCCAGTGCTTTCGCATTTGATCATCGGCCCGATGCGCTGGCCGGCAGGGACCATATCGATGATCTTCCGGAGGAACGGATAGGCTGTGGTGTCATGCTCGGCGATGACGTCGTCGATCTTACTCGTGGTCTTGGTGAGAATGCCGTTTTCATCGAGATGAGACCACAGCAGGCCGTCACGCCATTGCCGGCCGCGATCGACGATACCGCCGAAGTTGTCACCCTCGATCTTCTCCCAACGGCCGATGACATCAATCTGGCGGAGGGTCAATTCGAACTCCAGCGCCTGGGCGAGCGCGATCGACAGCCAGCCGCGGGCAATGGCCTTCTCGCAAATCGCCTGCGTCTGCTCGAAGGTGATCCGCTCCTTGCGGGACTTCGGCGGGCTGAACTCCATGTTCTCGAGGATGGTCGCCAGCCTGACGCACTCGGCGATATCGATCACCACGCCAAACTTGATGACGATCCGAAGGAGCTGCATCGCCTTGTAGGCGCGCCGCGGCCGCTCCGGGTTTGGCGGCAGGACGATGCCGTTCTTTGCCGCGTCTGCCCGGGCAATCGCCTGCTTCTCGGTGTCCTCGGCCGGCTCCTTCAGGTTCGCATACCAGCGTTTGAAGTCGAGACCGTTCAGCTTCTCCAGCCGGCGCGCGCCGACAGTGCGCTCAAGCAGATCGAGGCTTTCGTCGTACATCGCCCGGGTGTTGCTCTTCACCGAGAAGTATGGGCTTTCCTTGGTCTGGCGGTAAAGGTTGATGATCGAACGGAGCGTGCCGTCATACTGGACACGCGTGCCGATGCCTTTGCGGCTCAACCATTCCTTCAACTCGCTCGTCAGACGCCTGCAAATCGCGGCGATCTCGTCACCGGTACCATGCAGGCGCACCGTCTTTTGCGGATATCCTGCCGCATCGCGGGAAACGGACGATGCCACCCAGTAATAGGCGGTCGTTCCGTCTGCCCGAGGCCTGATTTTCAGGCCGGGAGCTTTCATTTCCATCGCTCTTCTCCATCAAGCGCCGGGATGGCGCCGGGCGATGATGCCGCGAGTCCGTATCGGCGATCAAGGAACGCCTGACAGGCGGGCCAGTAGCGACGGTTCTCGAAAAGTGGCTCCTTCATGGGGAATCCGCTCTTTTCGAGTGCGTGGAGCGCTGCCTTGAACTGGTCGAAAGTCAGACCCAACCGCTCGGCGATCTGGCCGTCGGTGACGAAAAGGGCATTCTTGGCCGTCATCCCCGCTCCTTATCCAGTGCGTTGCGGGAGGAGGCGTGAAGTGCGGACTGCCAATAATGCCACCCCGCGTTTATTACCTCATCGGCATAACCATCTTCGCAGCGCACAAGGCACTCGGTGCGTATCTCGATTTCGAGGAAACCGCTCTCTTTCATCCTATCAACGACGGCTGCCTCAAATAGCGACCTTTGGTCAAGCATCGCTCTCTCCTCTCTGGCGGATAGCGGAGGTTCCAGATGCTGCAGCAAGGCTTGCATCACCGCGCCGTACGGCGGCGATGTAGGCGTTGGCCTGATCTTTGCTCGAAAACGATGGGCCGACGCGCCGATAGATGGCGCAGAAGGGCCAGTCCCAAAGCAGGTAGACGCGCCAGCAGTCATCGCGGAACGAGAAGCAAACCGTCATGGCTGATCTCCAGATGCTGTAGTGGCGGAACCGCTGCGCGTGGCGGCGAGGGCGGCCTGAATGTCGGCGTAGAGTTGGCGAACCTCTGCAAGAGCTGCGTCGTATCGAGGAGCGCGTGCCGGGTACGGCGCGTTCATCTCAGCTTCGGCCTTGGCGTTGGTCACGCCGTCAATGACGTATTCCTCCGCTCGCGAAAGCAGGCCTCGCAACCGCACCACCTCCGCGCTGTCCTCTCCTTCTCGGGAGAGGGGTGGGGAGGTGAAATTAAGGGTGGCGAATTCCCCGTGGTACTGTCGGGCAGCGGCGTCATACGCTCTGGCGGCTTCCTCCTCGGAATCGAATGTCCCGAGGTTTCTCTTGCCGCCTTTTCCGTCTGCCATTTGCGCGATCCACGTTTTCGACCCTTTCAGGCGATAAACGCCGCGGTATTTTGAAGTGCCAGAAACGGAAATGCGATAGTTTCTGCTGTTATCCGCATTCGAGCAGGAGCGAAGGTTTCCTATCCGGTTGTTGGATGGGTTGTGGTCGATGTGGTCAATGCAGTCAGGGTCTCTGCCGTGAACCATTTTCCAGATCACACGGTGGGCTTGGTATCCTTCACCGTCGATTTTCCCGATTTTGTACCCGCGCCGATCTGAATAGGTGAATGCTTCCTGCCCGGCGTGAGCTTTATTCCAAGTGATGACACTACCTTTCGGTACGCTTTCGCGGCTTTTCCAGAAAAGCCTTCCCGTCTCCCATTCATATCGAAGGATTGAGCAAAGGTATTCCTGATCAGGGAGCGGTTTTGTAGACGGTTGGGATCGCTCTACCGCCGGCACATCGACAAGGGCGCTTCTGATGCGCTGCTCGTAGTCGGCTTGGGCGGCTGCTTTGGCGGCATCTTCGTCGGCTTCCGCACCATCGAAAATAACGTCGCTCTGCCCAAGCGTAACCACCCAACCGGGCGAGTACGCCTTGATGCAAGCCTCGTATTTGAGGCCTAGCCCTCGGCCAACGTGGATGGTGAAACCGCTTTTCTTCTCCGTTGCCCAGTTCAGCGGGAGCGCCTTCACCTCTACCGCCTGCTTATCAGAAAGGGCTGCGGTGAGGGAGCGACGGTTCCAAGCTTCTACGGCCGATTTGCTGGAAGCATCGAAATCCTTGCCGGGAACATCCGTATAGCAGCCGCTGCATCGCACAACAGGGTATGCGCGGTCGGCCGCACTGTATGGCGTGTTCCGGTCGCATGTGGGCGGCAGCACCATAAACCTGTCTGAGCCACAGAACGGGCAGGGCTTAAGTTCACTCTGCATTTTTACCTCCGAGGAGTGCGCGACGTTCGGCAGTGGCGGCGTTGATGGCCTCGACAACCACCTTGCGGCAATCCGAGCACAGGCTTTTCTTGACCGTGCCGTCGGCTACGGCAGCGCCGCTGTAGTCGTAGGCATCCTGCGCAACGGTCAGGTCACACCAGTAGGCCGGCCTGCTTTTGGAAGTCTTCGTTTCCTTGGCCCCGCAACCGTCGCAGGTAAATTCATAGGCGACCGGGATTTCACGCATCGACATCGGCATTCTCCAGCTTTTTGATGAGGGGGTTGATGCCGCTGTTGTCCACAGCGCCGATGACGCGAGATAGGCAATCCCCCGCGCTAATCCCGTCAGGCGGCAGGTAGTCGCGGACCGCGTTCAAAACTTCCAGAAGGCTCTTCGCAAGTTCCGCATTCTCCCGCTGCAACGCCTCTACGCGCTTCCTCTCTTCCATAAAGGCGTCATGGAGCGCCGCAGATGCTTCCCGGCTGTGCTGGCGCGTCTGCTTCAGGCTATCGACTTCTTGCTGTAGCGCCTCTGCCTGGCGGGCGAGGGCTAGGACTTCACGCATGGCGACAGGGTTGCAGGCCGCGATGTAGCGCATGTTTGCGGCCGCCTCCTCGGCAGGAGGAGCATCATTTCCGCCTTCGCCGATGGGGAGGCCATTGTCCACGTGCACCGTCGCTATGGCGCCCATGTAGATGCCTTCATCAACGATCGATCGGCACTGACATGTGCTGTCAGTTCCAAGGTGGCCAGGATACCACGGCCCCGGCGTCACGCCTTCCATTGCCTTCTCTATTGCCTCTATGGCTGATACGGGGTAGGTGGCGTTCCCTAATGTACGGTCAGGCATCGGAGGAGCCTTTCTGCTGAAGAGCGCGGAGGGTGGCCAAGACTAGGGCGATTGCCGGTGTTGCCGCCTTGCCATCCGAGCAAGCGAACTCGTCTCCCGGCAGAGCATTGTTGGCGTCAGTCCGAGAAATGAATGCCCAACCGTTCGGGAACAACGGCGTGGATCCGCATCGCCAGAACCAGCCGGGTAGTTTGTTTTGCAGGAGCTCGGCAGCAGCATCCACCGAAGCGGTGTAGCTCTCCCAGCCATCGTGATATCCTGCCTTGCCTTCCGCCTGTCGTTCTGCCGACCACCACAGGAAATCGTTCGGCCCCTCAAAAGCGGCTGGAACCCATTTGACACACTTCTCGGCAAGCCATGGGGATTCGACGTGGAAGTGGATCAGCCGATCAAGTTCTCGATCTGGCCCTTCCGCTGCTTCCAAGCGCGCGATGAGTGAGGACAGGTCGCTCATGCTTCACCGCCTGAAGGTTCAGTAAGCTCACACCACTCATCAGGGCAGACCAGCTTACCAGCCGGGAACGGGAAGAAGTCATCCGGTGTGTAGACCGATGTGCAAAACGTTTGATCAGGATGCACGGCGCCGTTGTGGACGTATCCGCGCGTTGCCCTAATTGGCTTTTCAGTCAACTTGTTGCGGACAAGAATAGTCTGCCCGTAGGGTGCAGTGCTGATGGGCATCCACGCCGGCCCGCCGTCTTCTATCTTCTTGGTCATGCGGGTTCTCCGATCTCGTCGAGCAGGCCGGTGACGTAGATGGCCGTGCTGTCGGCGTCCGCGTCACCTTTCAGGCGTGCGTTGTGGGCGCTGAGGATTTTCTTCGCGATCTCGGCGCCGGCAGGGTTCACGCCGGCGAAGTTCGGCTTGAACGCCTCGTGCGCCCCGATCAGCCCGTCGCGGTCGAGTTCGGCGCCGAGCTTCTGGTCGTATTCGGCCAGCAGCGCGCGGGAGACATTCGGGGCCGGCTCTTGGGAGGAGGAGCGCGGGCCGGCCCCGGTTTCAGCCTGCCGTACGGGGGCGGCGGCTGGCTGATTGGTGGATTCGCCGCGGGCCCAGGCGCGCAGCAGGCGGCCGCACTGTTCCGTGACCCGCTGGCCGGCGGGAAAGAACGGAAGGTGCTGGCTCTGGATCTTGCCGTGAACGGCCTGCCCGTCCTCGATGAGCGGCACGCCGGGACGCTCGGGCGTGACGGTGAAGCTCATCGTCATCTCGTACATGAAGCGTTTCTCGCAGATCGGCACCCAGCCGGCGGATTCGATCGCCGTCTTCTCGCGGCCGCTCTTCTCGTCGAAGACCTTCACGAACTTGATCTTCTCCTCGGCGCGCAGGCAGAAGATGATGTAGGCGCGCACCTGACGCAGGGGCGACATCAGGCGAGTCTTGTGGCGGGTCTTCGGCACCTTCCACGCCGGCGCGTTGAATTTGTCGATTTCCCAGCCCTGCAGCTGATCGAACGGCTTTCGGGCGAGACGCGCGACTTCCTCGTCGTGCATCTCCTGCAAGCCGCCGACGCCTTCATATTCGTCGGACGTGGAATCGATGATGATAACCTTGGCGCCGGCGCGCTCGGCCTTCTGGATCGCCTCGATGTAGGCCTCCGGCGTGAACGGCGGCTTCATGTCCATGTGCTTGAACGTGAACTGGTCGGCGTAGTGCAGCATGCGCTTCGCCTCGGTGTCGATCGCGTAGATCGGCTCGCCCTGGGCGAGGCCGGTTGCCATGGTCAGCGCGGAGAACGTCTTGCCGGAGCCGGATGCGCCGGCGATCGCGATCAGGAGGCTGGTGTCGTCGCGCACGGCGTCGGTGAATTCGGACATCATTTTTTCTCCATCTCTGCACGGACGCGTGGCCACTCTGACTCATGGAAGAGGTATCCGTAGCGGTCGCCGGCGATCATGACGGTGACGCTCCAGAAGCCGGATGAAACCCGTCTTGGCTGGCCGAGAAACTTCATCAGTTCGGCTCCATGATCGGTTTCGGCTTGTAGGGATTGGTCTCGAAGAAGGGCATCGGATCGAAGCCGAGACCCTGCAAATACGGGTCCTCGATCTCCTTCGCGCACCAGCGGGTGTCGATGTAGGCGGGCATCTCGGCGGTCTTCGTCTCGCCGGGATAGCCGGGCCAATTGTTTTCGCTCAGGCACTTCCGCCACAGCAGGAAGGCAGCGGAGGTCATCTTCTCGCCGATCAGCCGGCCGGCGGCGTCGACCTTCGCGACGGTGATCTCGAACGGCGGTTCCTGCTCCTGAACGATGAAGCGGAACTCGAGCCGGAGTTCGTGGCGGTCGATCTCGGGAAACAACTGCCGCAGACCGCGGCGATAGAACGCCTCCTGGAAATGGTAGTTGTTGTTGAAGATGGTCCGGGCGACGTAATCGGGCGCGGCGCTGAGCTCGGTCGTCTTGTAGTCGATGATGGTGATCGTCTTCGCGCTGATCGACAGCCGGTCCATGCGGGCGCGAGACCAGATATCGCCGCATCGGTCCTGCCAGACGGCGGTTACCTCGTTGAAGCGCGGCCACGCCTCGTCACCACTGCCGGCGAGCGCGCGGACAGCGTCGTCTTCATTCTCCGCCAGCACGGCACGGGCCTTCTCGACCATCGCCTGCACGGTGTCCATGTCCTTCTTGAGGAGCGCGATCGCGCCCTTCTCCTGCGCCTCGGAGCGTGCTTCCTGTGCCGCCTTCTTCTTGAAGTCGTCGAACATCAGGACGGAGATCACGGTCGGCTGACCGAGGAGCATGGCGTGCGCCGCCGAGCCGATATCGCGCGCCCGGCTGTTTGCCTCGTCCTTCTCCTCCTGCTTCGTCAGCCGAGGGTGTGCGGCGAAGGCATGCATAGGGCTCTGCAGGATCAGCTTCTCGGCAATCGACCGGCTGAGGCTGGGCTCGAATACCGGATCAGCGTGATAGGCTGTTTCCGGCACCGCATACAGGCCGGGCGCCGTGATCAGTTCGCCGAGGGCGAGGGTGATGATGTCCGTCACTCTGCAGCCTCCCGCACGTTCGCCGCTGCCGGAACGACGTCGAAGCCGAGGTCGGCGGCCAGAGACCGGAAACGGTCGTCAAGATCTTCGCGGCGCTCGGCGATGGTCTCGCGGGCGAACCGGTCGCAACTGCGCTTCGTCGCGGTCTCCATCGCGTAGACCTCGCGGGCGAGGAGAGCGACATCAAGCGCGCCTTGGCTGACGGTGATGAAGTTGGTCATTGCCATTGTCCTCAAACTGCGACGGGACGCTCTCCCGTCTGGGCGATGGGGTGGGGTTAGGCGGCGCGGTTCAGGTCGCGCGGCTTGTCGGGATTGACCTCGTATTCGTGGAATCCGGTGAGCTTCACGCTGTAGGAGCGGTAGTGATCGGGGCTGCGGAGGTCGGCGAAGCCGCAATCGACTGCCGCTGCGTGAACGGCGTGCTCGATCTTGTTGACGTGGAATGCCTGCCAGTTCAGATCAACGTTGGCTTTCTGCGATGCCTTCGGACCTTCGGCGTGGAGCGCCTTATCCGAGAGCTTCTGCATCTTGCGGCGCTCGTCGCGGAGGTTCTTCACCGCGTTGAACAGGCGCTCTACGTCATCCAGCTGCGCAACCATTTGCTTCATCCCCTGTGTTTCGAGAGCCCCAGCAGATCAGGTCGAACCGTCTTGCGTGCTGGGGTAGGTGATCAATTTCGATGTCCGGCACACGCGATGCCGGACGCCGAACGCGATCAGTCGGCGACCTTGCGGGCCTGCTCGGAGAAGGGGTCGAATTCCCGGCTGACATCGAACTGGTAGATGCCGGGATCGAGCGAATAGCCGCCGTGCGGATTGGCAGCGTCCTGGACGAACTCCTCGGGGTTTTCGAGGATCGCGTAGAACCGCTGCATGCCGGCCGGCACATTGTCGACGCGCTCCATGACGTCACCGCCGGTCACGCAATGGTGGTGGCCGCTCTCGCTGTGCGAGATGACGAAGCCCTTGGAGACGCGTTCGGCCGGTTTGGTTTGCATGCCTTCGGGAAGCGCATCGATCTTGATGATTCGAACTTCTCCCTGCTGTCCGATTACCTGTTTCATTTCGGTCTTTCCTCTTTCTTGGTTAAGTTCTGCGCGGCGGGTGCGCGTATTCGGATTGTGGATCCCCGATCCGCCACGCCTGGGCGGCGAGAGCGGTGTTGATCGGCAGGCCGTCGATGTCGGAAACGCGAGGCACGCCCTCGACGATGATGCCGTTGCGGGGGCAGGCGGCTTTTAGGAACCGCCCCGGCTCCGGCAGACCGGGAAGAGTCAGTTCGATCAACTGGCCGATGTCATCGGACCCGCTGTCGTCGATAACTTTCGATTTGAGGACCGTGAGCATCTTCGGCCAGCCCGCAATTGCGGCTCCCGCGGCGCGCTGCTCGACATTCGACGCTTTGATGACCTCGTTCGGATCGAGATTGGCACGGTCGGCTATCCAGTGATCCGGTACGCGCGTTCCATGCCAGGCCGAAACGCCCCAGCCATCCGAATACTCGACGGCTTTGCCGGTCTCGTTGTGCAGCAAACGGTTGTCGTCGAACGAGACCTTGCGTGGACGGTCGCTGACAAAGCAGATGCCGTCCCACGGTGCCCACCAGCCAATGCTTTTCGAGAGGCGGCCCCACTCCAGAAGCAGGGCGATATCCTCCGCCTTGTATTCGACGCCGATCTCGTGCCCGAAAAGATAGAAGGCTTCCCACGCGCACCATTGACCGGCTCCCCAACGGTTAGAGAGGAAGTAGGCCTTAAGGCTGTAGAGCTGGCTGTCGAGCTGGCTGCGGAGCTGGCTGTCGAGCTGGCTGCGGAGCTGGCTGTCGAGCTGGCTGCCGAGCTGGCTGCGGAGCTGGCTGTAGAGCTGGCTGTCGAGCTGGCTGCGGAGCTGGCTGTCGAGCTGGCTGTAGAGCTGTCTGTCGAGCTGGCTGCCGAGCTGGCTGCGGAGCTGGCTGTCGAGCTGGCTGCGGAGCTGTCTGTCGAGCTGGCTGCCGAGCTGGCTGCGGAGCTGGCTGTCGAGCTGGCTGCGGAGCTGGCTGTAGCCTTCCTTCAAAAGCCCGAACACGACGTTCACCGCCAGTTCGCACATAGCCGGAGACGAGAAGTGAAGGATGATCGGATCAGCCTTGCCGAGACGTTTGTAGAAGCCGCGGATAACTTCGTCGCCGGCCGCAAAGTCAGCCGGGTCGCAGCAAAGACCGATCTGCCTCCATTCCTCGCGGAATTCGACAAGGCGCTTCTCCTGCGCTTCGGTGAGTTTCATGATCTTCGCCATCTGGCGTCTCCTTGAATTTGAGTGGTTTTGAGGTCAGGCGGCGAAGTCGTCTTCGATCAGGCCGCAGCGCGCTCGGCGGCGGCGAATTTGGCTTCCATGTCGACGAGGCGGTGAAGCAGCTCTTCGGACGCGGACAGCGACCAGCCGGCGGGCGCGCGGCCCGTCGTGAACTTGCGGATGGTGTCCTGCTGGTGGCGGATGTTGTCGGCGATGTACCGGGCGCGCTCACCGAACGGGCGGCGTGCTGCCTGATTGCGGATGCGGGCGACGGCGAGATCGATGTTTGCCATGATCAGACCCTCGACGCGATTTCGTAGGCGCGGTTGACGCGCTCGAAGCCGACGGCGCCGCATGCCGTGACGAGCGCGGCGGTGAGGACGAGAATGATCAGGAGCTGTTCGCGGGCTTGGCGGCCGACGGCGGCAACGAATGCGGTATCTGTCTTGCGGGTGTGAGACATTGCGCTCTCCTTTGATGGAGAGACGCTATCACGCTGCGTGAATTATTCAAGAAAAAAATTCACACTACGTGAATTATGTGTTCGGCAGTCATCCCTGATTGAAGGTAGCTGCTACTCGCTTTGACCGGATCATATAGGGAATCCAAATCACTGCCGGTACGAAAGATCGAGCAAAATCTGCGCCAAGCGGGGCGACGTTGACACCATGAGATGCGAGTAAAAATGTGCCCAGCAGAACCTTGCCTATGCCGGCCAAGAGGAGTGCCACAAAGAGGCGCGGAAAGCGCTGATGGTGTGCAAGCATCAGGTATCCACAGAGGCACCACAGTCCGGCTATGATGAACGCCAGCATGCCATCAAGATAGACGGCGCTTCTCACTTTTGACGGGACACGGTCGGCAAATAGGAAGCTTTCGAATCCGCCATAGCACAAGGTCAGTGGCGCTACGACGCAGATGATTGCCGGTATGATGAGCCATCCGCCAATCCCGACCGGCCCAACGTGTGCGCGATCCTCTATGCTGCTCATTGTTCCCCCCGGAGTAGCGACTCATTGACTGAGCAAGCACAAGATGTTGTGGGCGTCAATCCGTGTCTGGGCCAGTTCAACATTGTTCTTGTTTCGTTCTAATTTTTGAGTCATGTTCTGCCTTTCTGGCGTATGGAGATTGGCATGGCTGAAAACTTCAAGATGCAAATCGATCCGCACATCAAGCGGATGGCGTGCCAAATCTACACCCAGCTCCCCGAAGATAAGCGGGAGGCATTGCTGGTCCTGCAGTATGTTCGACAGATTATCTTCTGTCTCGGGGAGGACTGGGAAGCGGTCATGAAGACCGGGGCTATCCTGCCTTTTCAGCAGAGCGATCAGAAAGGTCCGGCAGGGCGGTTGCGAGTCGTACCGGAAGCCCCGAACGATCCCCAAGATAAATCCAATCGAGAGTAGCGCCGGTTTTGACCTGGATCTTAATCGCCGTGTCGAGATCGGGACGGCGATGGCCTTTGAGATAATTATTGAGCGTTGGCTGATTGATGTCGAGCCGCGAGGCGAACTCGGATTGGGTCTTGCACTCGATTGCCACCATAAGGGCGCTCAAGCGCATTGCGATATCTGAGTTGGAACGTCCACCATCTGCCATGCATCTTTTTCCCATATTCACGCGGTGAAAAGAATTCTCATCTGACGGCTTGAAAAAACTTCACGCTGTGTGATAATTCGCAGTATGGAAACTGCGGCTAATCTGATCGAACGTATCGTTGATGAGCTGGGTGGGCTGACAAAAGCCACCGAGGCATTGGGCCTTACTAATCCCAGCATCATTGCCAATTGGCGCACCCGTGGAAGGGTGCCCTATAAGCGTGTTCTCGACGTGGAGAGTGTCACCGGTATTCCGCGACATGAGATCCGCCCCGACATTTACCCCTCGCCCGCCGAGGTGGCTTGATGTCCGCACAATCGTCTTTCTTCGCGGACTCGGGATTCACGAAGCACGGCAAGAGGATTCCCCTTGTTGACGCCGTTTGCGGCCTCGCGCGTCGTCTCTGGCCGTCCAAGACGGCGGTGAACCTCGCCAGTCGGGCGCAGATATCCGAGCGCGCCGCCAAGCTCTGGCTGGAAGGTCGGACCGAGCCCGGCGCCGACGCGCTGGTGAACCTGCTGCGCTCCGACGCCGGGTTCGAACTGCTGCAATCGATCATGGAAGGCTCGGGCACGCGCTGGTGGAAGGACTTCGAGCGGGGCGTCCACATCGCCGAACTCGAAGCCCGGCTCGACTGGCATCGCGACCAGCTCGACAAGCTCAAAAAGGGGATGAAGTGATGCTCGCATGGATCGCTGATCGTCTCCTTCAAGCCTCGTCGGCTCTCTACGTCGCCTCGGTCTGGTGCAAGGACACCGCAATCGAGGTTCTGAAGGCACGCGCGCGCAGGAGGTCGAAGCGATGATTGCTGCCCTCGGCGCGCTCGCGGCCATCATCTTCTCCGCGTCTCTCGGTCTGATGTTCGTCGCGCTGCTGAACGGCGGTGCGCGATGAACGCCGTCGTCCGCCTCCCCGTCTGCCCGCACTGCAATACCGTGCTCAACGCCGGACTGATCTGCGCGGACTGCGGCGTCGTCGAAGCCCAGATCGATATCGACGCCCAGAACACCATCGAACACCAGCCCGGCGCGGTGCGCTTCACGCGCCCGGACGTTCCCAACCCTTCGAGGCGCTTCAGGAGCGATGGAAAATGGCAGAGCAGTCGACAATAGAGCTCGCGTCGGAAACCCTTTCGGGTGATCTGCGCGACGTCTTACTCACCCACATCCGCAGCATGGAAACGCCGTGGTCGAAGATGAGCGAGCGGCTTCAGAACGACAAGATCTATGCGATGGAGAAGGCCGCCACGGATATCGTGCGCCGCGCCGTGCATATGATCGCCGCCGACCAGCGCGACGTGATCGAGGTCAATGTCGCGAAGTTCACGGTCGCCGACAAGATCAAGATGGAAGTCATCGGCAACGTCACGACGCCGAACATCGAGCAGCTGGCCGACAATCGCGGCCGCGCTGCCATGCTCATCTTCGTGTCGCCGGCCGATTACTTCGGCCAGCGCGACGAAGCCAAGGGCGAACCTGATCAGCCGGACCTTCCCATCGACGACGAAGACGGTGAAGGCGACGGCGAGGCCGACGCGGACACGGCCGACTTGCCGGATCCCGGCTCCGCACCTGTCGCCGAAGCGGCGGAGTAATGCCGATGTCGGCGCGGATCAGGTTCATCATTCCCGGCGATGTCGTGCCGTGGGCTCGCGCTGGCGGTGGGAAGACCGTCGCGAAGTTCACGCCTGCGCGGCAGCGGAATTACATGGGCATGATCCGCGCCGAAGCTCATGAGCAGATGAAACGCTTTTCCGGCCCCATGCAGGGGCCGCTGCAGTTGAAGATCGCTGCCGTCTACCTCTGGCCGAAGGCAACCACGAAGGCGCGTCTCGCTGCCGCCGACGGTGCCTGGAAGACGACGAAGCCAGACAGCGACAACATCACCAAGATCGTGAAGGACGCGCTCAACACCATCGCCTACGTCGACGATGCGCAGGTCTCGTTCTCCTCTTGTTGGAAATTGCTTGGGCCGAAGGCCGGTCTCGTCGTCGAGGTTATCAGCCTCGCCGGCGTGCCCGCGCCTGCAATCGAATTCTGAGGGCACCGTGAACATCAACCCCACATGGACCGACGCGCGCATCGAGCGCCTTACCGAACTCTGGCGCGACGGCATGAGCGCGGGGCAGATCGCCAAAATCCTCGGCGGCGTGAGCCGCAACGCCGTCATCGGCAAGGTGCACCGGCTGAACCTCTGCCATGACGTCGGGCACGAGATCGCCTCGAAGATAAAGCAGCGCGCGGATGACAAGAAGCGGGCGGCAAAACGTGATCAGATCGACCGAGACCGCGCGATGCGGGAGGAGCGCCGGAAGGCTGCTGCGCTGGAGCGTGCGAAAAAGCTCGCCGAGATCGAAGCGCGCGCCACCCCGCCGTCGCCGGTCGTCGCCAGCATTGCCCGCCCCGCCGCCCTGAACTTCTCTTTGATGGACCTCGGCGCCAACGACTGCCGCTTCCCGGTCAGCGGCGAGAAGGCCGGCACGCTATTCTGCGGCCACAACGTCGAGCAGGGCGGCAGCTACTGCACCTATCACGCCCGCGTCGCCTATATCCCGCGCGAGGTCCGGCTCTCGAAGAAGAGGGCGGCGTGATGGATAGGATCACCGGTCGTGGTTACGTTTGCGGTCTGATCATCACCGCCGCTATTCGATCCTTCGGGTATGCCAGTGAAGCGACAGAGCCGGCCGCTACGGCATTCTGGTGGGTGAGCATTCTCATTCACGCTGTTTGCTTCTTCTACATCTTGCGCGGCGGGGTGAAGTGATGGGCAAGCGATCGTCATTCCCCCGCATCGACCGCGACGCCTACCAGACCATCGATCCGCGCGCCGTCGAAACCCTGCTTCAACACCTTCGCGGCATCCGCACCTTTGCCGAGCCGTGTGCGGGCGAGGGCTACCTTGTCGGCCAGTTGCAGTCCGCCGGGCTCGTCTGCGCCTATGAGGGTGACATCGAGACAGGCCTCGACGCGCTCGTCCATCCCTTCGACGAGGAAGCGGTCTTCGACGCGATCATCACGAACCCGCCGTGGCGTCGCGACATCATGCACGCGATGATCCTGCGCTTCCAGGCGATGGCGCCCACATGGCTGCTCTTTGACGCAGACTGGAGCCACACCAAGCAATCCGGCCCCTACATCGATCAGTGCAGCCACATCGTTTCCGTCGGCCGCCTGAAGTGGATGCCCGGCACGAAGATGACCGGCAAGGAAAACGCCGCTTGGCATCGCTTCCACGCGCAGCACACCGGCGGCCCGCGCTTCATCGGGCGGGAGGTGCCGGCATGAGCCATTGGGAAGCCTCCGGCAAATCCAACGATTGGTGGACGCCGAAGTATATCTTCGACGCGCTCGGCGAGACGTTCGACCTTGACGTTTCCGCGCCTTTCGAAGGCCCGCTTCATGTGCCGTGCCTTGGCTGGCTCTATGACCGTAGCCTCGAACGCGCGTGGAATGGCTTTGTCTGGATGAACCCGCCGTTTGGTGGCCGGAACGGTCTGACACCTTGGCTCGACAAGTTCTTCCAGCATGGTGATGGTATCGCGTTGGTTCCTGACCGCACGTCAGCGCCGTGGTGGCAAGAGATGGCGCGGCGTGCCGACGGTCTGCTGTTCATCGACGGGAAGGTTCGCTTCATCAGGCCGGACGGAACCACCGGGGATTCTCCATCGACCGGCACGGTTCTTGTCGCGGCGGGTGGGCGAGCCGTTGGAGCACTGGCGCGCGCCGACAAATCCGGTCTTGGGTTGTGCTACGGACGGAGGCTGGTCGATGCTTGAATCGGTCTCCTGCCATGCAGTCATCCGATACCTCGAACGCGTGCTCGGCCTGCCGGTGGCGGAATGGCTCGCTGGTGCCGATCACCTCGACGAGCATCAACGCGCGGTCCTGTGCTGCGAGCGTGCCGGGCTGCCGGTGGCGGCCGTCCGTCAGAGCATTCTCAGCCGCCCCGTCATGATGGCGATCCTCGCCGGCTTCCGGCAGGTCATCGTGCGGTACGAGGGATTCGCCTACGTCATCCGGTCCGGCAAGCTCGTGACCATCGTCACCGAGCGCATGCGCGACGAGAAGATCGGACAGGGCAAGAAGATGAAGGTCAAGGGCCGCATGTCGATGCGCCGCGAGATCCAGAAAGCAAACCGGCGGAATAAGGCGCGCGACCGTAGCCGCGACCGCCGGCGGCTGGAGGATGCGTGATGATCGCGGCGCTCTACGTCCAGAAGAACGGTAGCTACTACGGCCTGCACGGCGTCGATCCTTGGGATGAGGAACGGGATGCCCGGAAATATGCCGGGCCGTGGCCCGTCGTCGCCCACCCGCCTTGTCAGCGATGGGGAAAGATGTGGTTCGGACAGCCGTTGACCGTGAAGCTGACCGGAGAGCGTAAGAAGCTCGGAGACGACGGCGGTTGCTTCGCCGCTGCATTGGACGCGGTGCGAACGTACGGCGGCGTAATCGAACACCCGTGGGGCTCTCTGGCTTGGCCGCATTTTGGCCTGACAACGCCGGAGCGCTCTGGTGGCTGGATCATGGCCGATTTTCTCGGTGGCTGGACCTGTTGTGTCGAGCAAGGCCGATACGGCCACTATGCCCGCAAGCCAACGCTTCTCTATGTCTTCGGTGTCGATAACCTGCCGTCGCTCGAATGGGGCTACAGCGAGGCGCAGTTCGATCCATCGGTTGTCGCTCGAATGGGGCTACAGCGCGCGAAGCGCCTGGGAGAGGTTGGTGCTCGCGGCGGTGGAACAGACAGCTCTCCGCGTATTGGTACCCCGACACCTTTCAGAGACCTGCTGATATCTATGGCTCTCTCCTCGCGGCGCGCCGACGCACTGGAGGCCGCTGAATGAGCGAGCGCCCCTTCATGCAGCTCTACGTGTCCGATTTCATCGGGGACACGCTGTCGCTCTCCACCGAGCAGATCGGCGCCTACATGCTTCTGCTGATGGCGATGTGGAACGCTGGCGGAAAGCTGCCGGCCGATGCCGCCAAGCTCGCCCGCGTCGCACGTCTTTCGGTCAAGAAGTGGAAGGCTATTTCCGATGATCTCCTGGCCTTCTTCGAGGTCGACGGCGACTTCATCCGGCACAATCGACTGACGAAAGAGCTCCAAAAAAGCGAGAGTAAATCGCAATCGAGAGCTTCCGCAGGGGCAGAGGGTGGACGCGCTAAAGCATTGAAAGACAAGGAAGCGCGTGTAGCAAATGCTATGCCTGAGCCACAGCATCTTCCAGATACCATAACCAGAGAGTCTTCCTCACTTCGTTCGGAAGAGAACACGCGCGCAAATGCTGACCGGCTCAAGGCTGAGTTCGATCGCGACTTCTGGCCTCTCTATCCGAACAAGGTTGGCAAGCCGGACGGTCTGAAGGCATTCGTCAAGGCTCGATCACGTGCCGACCTCGACGCCATCATCACCGGTCTTCGGCGCTACGTCGCCAAAACCGATGATCGGCCGTGGTGCAATCCGTCGACGTGGCTGAACCAGGACCGATGGGCCGACATGCCGGCGACCGTCCAGCGCGGCCCGCCGCACCGCGAGCCGGACCTTGCCGATCTTTTCAACGCCAGAGCCAGAGAATTCAGGGATTACGACGATGGACGCACGATTGAGGGAAGCCACAACGGCGGAGATTTCGACGGCGCTCGCCAAGCTCTTCCGCGCCCTGCCGCCCCGCAAGGCGAGCCCGGCGGAGCTCGAGGAATCGTACCTGATCGCCTGCCACAAGGCGACGAAACACGCGATCGAGACGGTGGTGGTGAAGTTGATCCGCGGCGAGCTGGACAAGCTCTCGAAATCATTCGCTCCGTCGCCAGCGGAGCTTTCAGCGGCGATCCGTGACGAGATGGCGTTCGTGCAGAGGCAGATCGAACTGGCGCAGGAGCGCATGCAGCTTGAGGACCGGCGCCCCGTCGGCGTGCGTCCGAAGCTGCTGCACGAGCGCCAATCGGAAGCCCGGGGACGGATGGCGGAAGAGCGGCGGGCGCTGCTGCATGCTGGCATCACCCACGCGGTATCCGTCACCAAGTTGCGGGAATGCCCGACCGGATCGGCGTTCATCTCGATCACCGGCGAGATCTACGGGCCGCCGGGCTCGATCAATACCGCGCCGCCGGCGCCCACAAGCGCCGATGACATCCCTTGGTAAGCACCACCTTTCAACGCAATTCTACGGTTTTCACCATGACGACGCGGACCAAAAACGAAAAATACCTGTCGAGGCCCGAGGTTTGCGCCCGCTATGGCATCAGCCGGTGGACCCTGCGCAACTGGATCAAGAACGACCCCACATTCCCGGTCCCGCTGGTGCTCAACAAGCGCGATTACTGGTCCGATTACGATCTCGCGAAATGGGAAGCGGCCAGCGGCGGGCTCGATCCTGACCTCGAAGGCCGCCTCATCGGCCTAAAGCCGGTCTCCGGCGTCATCACCGACTATCAGCAGCTCGTCGATGCGCTGATCAAGCGCCGGGAGGAACTGAAGGTCTCGTCGATCGAGCTCGATGCGCGCTCCGGCATGCAGGAGGGATACACCTCGAAGCTGGAGAACTTCGGCCGGCCCCAGGGGCGCGGTATGGGGCCTGAGATATTCCCGCTTTGGCTCGGCGGTCTGAAGTGCGGGGTTGTCCTCGTCGACTTACCGCGCCGGCCGCGCAAGGGAAGGGCTGAGGCCTAGCCGTCCATCCTCGTCAAGCAGAGATCCCAGAACTCTTCCACCATCTGCGTCGCGATCCTCGCCGTATCCACAAAGCCAGTGTTTGGAACCGGCTTCTTGCCTCTCATCATCCGCGGATATGACCCCGCCCACTGCCATTTGCCTGCAGTCGGGCCGGCCGTGTCTTTCCTGATCCGACCGATATAGGCGACACCATCGAACCCGCACCAGTCCAGATCCGTCGGCGGATCGCTCTCATCGAGTTGCGTTCGCTTCCATTGATAGCGGGGCTGATAGGGCTCGGTCATCACACGATCCTGTGCTTTGCACTCTCGTATCGTTCGGTTGATGGTTGCTTCAAGTATGAACGGCAAAGGGCGAGTTGATGCAACTGGTGAGCTTTGAAGACCTGAAGGATATGGGGATTCCCTTCAGCACCCAACACCTTAACCGCCTCATCAAGTCCGGCGACTTCCCGAAGGCTATCAAGCTGGGTCCAGCGCGCAATTCACGAAAGGCCTGGCTCAAGGCCGACATCGACGAATGGATAAACGATCGGATCGCCAGTCGCGACGCGGTTTCCAAATGAGCAAGATTGATTTCCATAAGGCGCGCCGCGCCGCCAACATGTCATCGCGCGGTCACGAGCCTGTTTCCGGATCGGATCTCGCGCCCAAGTTCAGGAAGCCGCGCAAGTCAAAGGCGGCCCAGCGAACCGACCTTGCAAAATTGATGTCGTCGGACACCATGATCACGAAGACGATAGCTTGTCGGTGCGGCCACAAAGGCAAAGTTCGGGTTCCCGTATCGAAGGCGAGCGGCCCCTTCCGTTGCGTGAAATGCAAAACGAGGACGAGATGAGCAGCAGGAAGTTCACCATGATATCGCCTGCCGTCTTCCAGTCCGACCGTTACCTGTCGGTCAGCAGCGAGGCCAGAGAGCTGTTCTTCTACTGCCTCGCTGGTCCGCACCAAACCATGATCGGCTGCTTTCGCGCTCCCGATCTCTACATCGCTGCCGATCTCAGGTGGCAGCCTGATCAGGTTCGTAACCACCTCAACGAGTTGCAGGATGCCGGCCTGATCCGGTTCGATCCTGATACACAGGAAATCATGGTCGACCGCTGGTTCAGCCACAGCCAGATCGCCACAGAGAAGCACATGCAGGGTGCAAGGCGCATGATCGCCGATATCAACAGCGACACCATCCGAGAAGCGATGGAAAACGCCCTCGTATCCTTCGAGGCTTCACGAGAGAAGCCGCGCAACCATCAGGAAAACCGGGATTCCCGCCTCCTGAACTCCACCTATCTTAATCCTCGAAGCAAATAGCATGGCAATGCCATTCGTATGCCATCCCAATGCTATGGCAGGAAACGAGAAACGAGAGACGGAAACGAGAGATAGATACGGAGACGAGAAACCGAAACGGAAATCGAAACGGAAACGGAAACGAGAACCGGGAGAGCGTGCTTTGCCGAAGCGATTTCGATCCCGATATCGTCACCCACAGATCAGCAGGAATGATGACCACCATGCCAAGGCCAGTAAAGCAGGCGAAGGATTACGGGGCAAAGGCGCGATCCGCGAAAGCCATCGTCGCAAAGCAGAAGAAAGAGATCGCGCTCAATCCGAAGACGAAGCTGGCAATCGAGCTGATGGTGTACGAAGGCCAGAAGCGCAGAGAGGCCGCCGAAACCGTTGGCATGCATGACGAAAGCCTTCGCGCCGCACTCACCAAACCCCAGACCTTGGCCTACATGAACGAGTGTATGGAGGTGTTGAGGACGAGCGGTCGCCCCCGCGCCTTGCGTAAGATGATCGAGCTTGTCGATGAAGCAAAGACCGAGCGCATCCAGTTCGAGGCCGCGAAGTACCTCGACGGCATGGATCGCCCGAGCCACGCGGTCGGCGCCACACAGGTCAACGTGCAGGTCAACAACACGGTGAAGGTGACGCCTGGCTACGTGATCAAGATCGACCGGCGGAACGACGTGAAGAGCGCACCACAGATAGACCATCTGGAGCAGGATGAGGTTATCGGCTTAGAAACATTGGAAGGCGTTCCCGAGGAGGATTGAGGAACGCGCCCCCGTACCGGGTTCGTTCTCGATTTCGAGGCCTCAGAGGCGGGGGTGGGGGCAAAATTGGCCGCGAAGTTTCCAGTTCCACCCTCACACAATGTTCGCGCTCTTCCAGATGTTCGACCTCAAAAATTTTTCATTCGATCAGGAGTGACGAAGATGGCCAGAGAAATGAAGTCAATGATCGTAAGCTTGGCGGTTGGGGCAGCGCTTGGGCTTACGATCTGCATTCTGTTCGGCGTTCTCGATGTCCAGTGCTACGGCACGAAGAAGCAGAACTGGAACGCCGAGCTTCAGGCCTGCGATTGACCCTCACCCACAACATGCGCATTTCAGGCATTCGGGACGCGGAATTTTTTTCAGCTACGGAGAAACGGCGATGGATACGGGAAACCACTGGTCGGATTGCTCATTGCATCGGGGCCCTGCGAAGCGGCCGGGCTGGTGCGATTGCGGCGGTGTCGATGTCGCCCCGGGCTTCTGGGATAAATTCGCGGCCTTTGTGGGGATGAGCTGGCTGTATCTCACCCGTCGGCTTTGAGTGCTTTGCCGATCGGGTGCCGCACAGGCGATATTCTGCTGCGGGAAGGCGGCCATGCCAATGTTAGGCGGTCGTGAAGGTTGGGGTTCGTGCCCGGCCGTTCCTTCCCGGCTAGTTCGCTCGATAGGGCGGAAACTTCCGTGTGGCGCGCTTCCGATAGCGCACGGTCGTAGATTCTCGGAGCGTGGCGGCAGAGTAGGTGAAAGACCCTTAGATGCCGCGGGGACGCGAAACTCGGTAGTACCCAGCCACGCGTGCTGAGGAAGGCGGGCCCAACTCAAATCCTGCTTTGCAGGTCGGCGGGCTGGCCTCCGCCGTCTGAATTCGCCGAAAGGCAAACGAGATCGGGAAGAAAGTGACCAGCCCTAAGCGCCCATGTAGCGTCTGGAGCGGCCCTTACGGGCGAGGCTGGCAAGGTTCACGCGCTTTCCTGCCTTCCCGACCCCATACGGCATAGCCGTAACAGTATGTGCAAAAAATGCACGAACTGAGCCGGCCGGTCTTGGCAAGGAAATCACCTTCAAAGCCCTGAGAAACCGGGATTGAAGGGCGGCCGGCTAGCCATTTGGGCATCACCTCCGCCAGTGCTTTGCCGCGTTCCTCCCCGCCGCCGATGATGCGCGCATCTCAAGCGATGGAGAGTGTGATGAAACTGTTTCTGATCATCTACGCTGGCGCGCAGATCGGGGGCGTGATTGGTCCGCTCCCCATCACCGAAGCCAAGTGCATCGAGCACGCCAGCAAACTCAATGCGGAATCGGCTCTGATCGCCTCGACAGGAAAGAACGCCAAGGGCGACGTCATTCCTGAGAAAAACCGCAAGATAATCGCAACCATGCGCGCCGCCTGCGAATGGCACAGCCTACGGCCTGAACTCGGCGCGTGAGGCTGATCATGCCCGACGTCATTTCCCTTGAAGCCGAACGTGACCGCCGAACTGGCCCTGACGCCGAGTTTCGGACCGTCGACCAGTTCGGCCGTCCGATGTTCACCTTCCTCGCCGATTTCGAACACGACGGCTCGACGTTCTCGATCCGGTTCTTCGCCTATGACTTCGACGATGCCGAGCGCCGCATCGCGTCCATGCGCGGCGGCCTGACGCTCGCCGGGCAGATTTATTCGGAGATCGACGGCTGATGCTCAGGATTGAAGAGCCCGAGCGCCCGGCGGAACTGCCGCAAGTCGAATTTGACGGCGAGGGCCGGAAGATCTACGAGCCCGACGGCCAGGTCCTGCGCGATTTCCTCGAATGCCGGAAGCACGTCTCGATCATCCGCGGATCTATCGGCTCCGGCACCTCGACCGCCTGCATCATGAAGATGTGGATGATCTCGAACGAGCAGGCGCCCAACGCGGATGGTGTCCGCAAGACGCGCTGGGCGGTCTGCCGCAACACCTTCCCCGACCTGAAAAACACGACGGTGAAGTCGTGGCTCGACTGGTTCCCGGAAGACATGTACGGCCGGTTCTACTGGGATCGTCCTTTCCGGCATGTCATCCGCCTGGGCGACGTCGAGATGGAGATCATCTTCCTCGCGCTCGATAGCGAAGACGATATCCGCAAGCTGCGCTCGTTCGAGTTCACCGGCATCTGGTTCAACGAGCTCGAATTCATCGAGAAGGCCATCGTCGACGAAGCGGAGTCGCGCACCGGCCGATATCCGGCCGTGAAGGACGGCGGGGCGACGTGGGACGGCGTGATCGCCGACATGAACGCGCCGCGCGAAGATCATTTCATCCCCTTGATGATGGGCGAGGTACCGCTTCCCGACGATTGGACGGAGGAGGAGCGGCTGGCCTACCAGAAGCCCGACAACTGGGGATACCATGTCCAGCCGCCGGCGATGCTGGAGGTGAAGGACGGCGGCGGCACGCTGATCGGGTACAAGATGAACCCGCGCGCCGAGAATACGAAATGGCTGAAGCCCGGCTATTATGCGGAGAAGATCAAGGGGAAGGCGAAGAAGTGGATTGATTCCCGCGTCCTCAACAAGATCACGGTCTATGTCGACGGCAAGCCGGTCTGGGAGCAGTTCAACGAGGATTCCCATGTCTCGAAGACGCCGCTCGAACCGATCCCGGGCTGGCCGGTCTATGTCGGCCTCGACTTCGGCCGCAATCCGGCCTGTGTCGTCGGGCAGCTCGTCAACAATCGCTGGCTGATCTTCGCGGAGCGCGCTGCCAGCGGCGTCGGCGCGTCGATTTTCGCGCCGTTGGTGAAGCAGTTGCTCGATCAGCGCCTCGGCGACTGGCACCTCGCCTCCAGCAAGGGCGATCCGGGCGGCTTCTCCGTCGAGTTCTTCGGCGATCCGAAGGGTGAGGACGGCACGCAGGCCGATGAGAACACGGCCTATGACATTTTCCGGTCGTTCGGGATGCCCGTGACGCCAGCGCCGGTGAAGAACAACCACATCCAGACCCGGATCGAGGCCGTCGAATACGCCATGATCACCATGGTGAACGGCCTGCCGCGCTTTCTGGTCTGCGGCACGCATTGCCGTACGCTGAAAGTGGCGTGTGCCGGCGGCTATCACTTCAAGCGCATCAAGGGCACCGCCCGACACGAGGAAAAGCCGTTCAAGGATCGGTATTCCGACATCGCGGACGCTTGCCAGTACATGGTTCTCGGCGCCGGCGAGGGCCGGGTCGTCGTGGGGCGGGACCGCACCGGCAAAAGGGGCCCTGTCGACATCAAGGTTCACAAGAAATCGAGGCGACGCGGTGGATTCTGACGATCTCAACAGCCGGCTTCCGCTGGCAGAATGCGAACCAGCGGAATGGTTCGTGGTCTTTCACGAGAAGAGCGACAAGTGGTGGGTAAACCTGCTCGCTTGGGGCCGCTTCAAGCATGTCAGCGTGTTCGGCAAGGTGCCGCGCTCCGGCTCCTGGGTGTTCTACGATCTCCATACCGACCGCGCCCACGTCATCGTGGTTGGCGACTGGGAGGCGGACATGGCGATCGCCTACTATTCGATGAGCGGGCCGGTGATCCGATTCCCGCGCCTTCTCTCCGACGCGTCCGGCTTCGTCTTCCGTCCGGGCTTCTGGTGCGTGCCGGCCGTCGCCCACATCATCGGTCTGCGCACCTGTGCTTTGCGACCGGACACCCTTTACCGGCAAATTCTCGCTAAAGGCGGCGAATTGATTGGCTCGGAAGGGCGCGACGATGAAAACTCCCAAGGTGGAAAAAGATCCTGAACTCGAACGCCAGAAACAGGCGGCGGCGACGGAGAAGGTGAACGCGATACAGGACCGCCTCGGGACCGAGACGGACGCGGCGCTTCGCTATTTCGGGTCTCGCCGCGCTCTGGTCGGCGGCGGCACCTCCAGCCTCTTCCGCCCGATGTGAGCCTCGAATGGCGATCCAGAAGCCGGCAGCGAAGAAAGCAACCACGCCCGGGCCTGACATGAAGGCCATCGGCGAGGACGCATGCGCCCGGCTCCGTGACGCCCGCGCGCAGAAGACCGACGCCGAGCTCGACCTGAAGGAAGCCTATTTCTTCACGCGCCCTCGCCTCTCGTTTCAGGTCGCATCGACCGCGAAAAAGCCAAGCCGGCGCGATGGTGAGGACTCCGATCTCGCCACCGGCATCGGTTCCGAGGTCTCCGAGGATTTCGCAACGGAAGCCACTGCCGCGTTCTTCCCGCAGGGCACGAACTGGGTTGAGGCAACCATCGACGAGTCCGAGTTGGAGGACTTGAAGGCGGAAGAGATCGCCGACCTGAGGGAGGATGCCACGGCCCGGACGGCGAAGATATTCTCGGCGATCCGCGCGTCGAATTTTGAATCCGAGCTCGGGACGGTCCTCGATCCACACCTCGCCGTGGGAACCGTGGGCTGGTGGATCGAGAAGCCCCACAACACCCGCCCGATCAGCGTGCAGCATGTCCCCACCACGGAGCTGGAGTTCAACGTCGAGGCCGATGGCTCCGTCGGCGACCGTTTCCGAGTCCGATGGGTGAAGGGGTCGAAGGTCAAGGCCGTCATTCCCGACGTCCCCCTTCCGGAGAAGGTCGCGCGCAAGATCGCCAACGAGAAGAATTGCACCGTCGAAATCGTCTGGTGTTTCTGGAGGGACTGGTCGGACCCCGAAAACGACAAGTGGGTCCACGTCCTCCTTGTCGACAAGATCGCTGTGCACCAGCAATTGCTTGAGGGCGAGGGATGCCTCCCGCTGATCATCGCCCGCATGTCGCCGGACAGCCAGTTCGCATGGGGCTTCGGTCCGTCGATCAAATCGCTGCAGGAATATCGCGTCCTCGATGTCATCACGGCGGCGACGCAAGATCGCGTGGACATCGCCATTGCACCGCCGATCGGCTACCCCGACGACGGCGTCCTCGACTTCGAGAACGGCTTGGAATCCGGCAAGGCGTATCCGATGCGTCCCGGTTCCGGCCGCGATATCGCCAAGCTCTATTTCGAGGGCGACCCCGATCTCGGTTTCTACACCGCGACCGATCTGGAGCGGAGAATCCGCCGGAAACACTTCGCCGACTATCCGGAGCAAAAGGGCGACACGCCGCCGACCGCGACGCAATGGGTCGACGAGATGGTCAAGGCGCAGCGCCGCATCGGGACGCCCGGGAAAAAGTTCTGGCGCGAGGGGCCGTATGCCATTTATCGCCGTTTCGAGTGGCTGCTGGAGAAGGACGGCCGGATCGAGGACGTCACGATCAACGGCAAGAAACTGACGTTGATCCCGAACAATCCCGCCACCCAGGCCGCCGATAACCAGAAGGTGCAGATCGGCATGCAGGTTCTCGGAATCGCGAAGAACTATTTCCCGGAAACCGCCGCGGCCGCCATTGATGAGCGTGCGACCATCGACAGGCTGAAGGCGCTGACGAAGGACGACGTCGTCATTCTGCGCGATCAGGCGCAGGCACAGGAGCTCGTCGGCACGATCCTCGGCGCCGCACAGCAGGCCGGCGTTGTTCCAGGAGGCGAGCAATGACCGTCGTCAAGGTTGGAGACGATGAGCTTGAACACGCTGTCCGTTGGTTCTCGCGCCAGCCGGAGAGCGCTCCGTTCTTCGCATTCCTCCGCTCCGTCGTCATGGAAACCGGTCCGGTCGACACCTGTGCTTTGCACCGTCACGACGAGCGCCGCAAATTTGCGGCCGATCTGATTGCGATGGCAGAGGCGGATAAACGCGATGGACCTGAAGAACAATTCGAGCGGCGGAATGGAACGAGAGCAACACCACGAAAATCGCTTCGGCGCGGGCCTGCTGGCCGGTAGCCCCGGCGCGTTCGTGCTCGCTTCGGCCATCGGGCCGCGTATCCCTCTTTCTCCTCCAGATGCAGGCGGCGCCGGCGGCGACGGTGGAGCCGGTGGCGAGTCCGGAGCTGGTGGCGAGGGTGGAGACGACAACGGGGGCGGCGGCGATGGCGGTCAGGGTGGCGGCGATCAGAAGCCCGTCCGCCCTGACTTCATCCCGGAGACCTTCTGGGACGCGGAGAAGGGCTTCAAGGCCGACGACTTCAACGCGCTCGTCGCGCGCGACGCCGAGAATTCAGCCCGCCTCGCCCAGGTGCCGGATGCCGCAGACAAGTACGAAGCCAAGTTGCCGCACGATTTCAAGCTGCCGGATGGTGTCGAGCTTGCAGACGGCGAGAGCGCTCTCGATGCGAATGATCCGCGGATCGCGGCGGCGCGGGACTTCGCCCATGCCAACCAGATGAGCCAAGCCCAGTTCGAGGGCATGCTCGCTATGGGCGTCAGCATGGACCTTGCCGAGCAAAGCCGTCTCAACGAGGCGGTCAAGGCTCAGAAGGAATTGCTCGGCGCCAAGGGCGAGGAGCGCATCGGCGCGGTAAAAACCTGGATTGGCGCGAAACTGCCTGCCGACCAGGCCGAAGCCCTGACCGGCATGATGTTCACGGCGAAAACCGTGGAAGCATTCGAGGCGCTGATGCGCCTCAACAGAGGTGCTGTACCCGGCAATCCGGGTGCGGGTCGCGATGCCGCAAAACCCGATATCTCGGACGAAGACTGGGCGAAGATGACCGACGCCCAGAGGATCGATTACGCCCGTCAGCACTCGAAGAAGTGACGGCCTTGAGGAGCCACTGAAATGCCCGATATTATGACCCTTCCCGAATACGCGAAAGGCCTGGAGAAGACCTCTATCGAGCGTCCGCTCATCGAGACCTTCGCGGCTGAATCCGACATCCTTCAGGTTCTCCCGTTCGATACCTTCCAGGGCGCCGCCTATGAAGGGTATCGCGAGACCGCGATCGGCAGCGCCGGCTTCCGCGCGATCAACGAGGGCGCCGGTTCGTCGCAGGGCAAGATCGCTCCCTTCCAGGAAACGAGCTTCCCGATCGACACCATCCTGAAGGTAGACAAGGCGATTCTGCGCCGCCACGGTGAAAGCCGCCGTTCCCGCGAAGAAGCGATGCAGATGAAGGCGCAGGCCCGGCTCTTCACCGACACCTTCATCGGCGGCGACAACACGTCGAACCCGAAGGAGTTCAACGGCCTGAAGGCGCGGTGCAGTTCGTCGAAGGGTCGTCTCGTCGCCAACTCGGCCTCTTCCGGCGGTGCGGCGCTATCGCTTGGCGCACTCGATGAGGCGATCGACAACACGCGCAACCCGACGCACCTGCTGATGTCGCGCAAGATGAAGCTGCGCTTCATCGCCGCGATGCGCAATACGGCGCTGTCGGGCTACATCATGCAGACCCGCGACGGTATCGGGAAGCCGGTGCTGTCCTACGCGGACCTGCCGATCCTGACCGGCTATCCGAAGGACCGCCACACGTCGATCCTACCGTTCGACGAAGTTGCGTCCGGCGGCGGCTCCGCGGTGACGACGTCCATCTTCGTCCTCTCGCTGATGGACGGCGGCCTCAAGGGCATCCAGCTCACGCCGATGAAGGCGCGGGACATGGGCCTGCTTGAGGACGCCGTCAACTACGGCACGAACGTCGAGTGGGACGTCGGCGTCGTCGACGAGGGCGACTACTGCGCGACGCGCCTGAGTTCGATCACCGACGCGGCAATCGTCGCCTGACACAACAATGGCCCGCCGCGCGCGGGCCACTTCTCAACAGGAGACCGGACCAATGGGTCAGAGGATTTACAATCAGGACAAGGAACTCATCCTTGCCGATGGCGCCGCAGCGATCACCGCATCGGGCGTCACGCAGGTTGGCGGGGCAAATGCCTCCAAGCAGGTCGGCCCCGGCCGTTTCGAGGGGGTCCTGATCGTCGATGTTTCCGCGATCAAGATCTCGGCGAACGACGAGACCTACACGCTGCTTCTGCAGGGGGCGACGTCCAGCGCCTTTTCGGCGGTCGAAACGCTGGTTTCACTCGATCTCGGCGCGACCGAGGTGCGGGTCGGCGGCGCCGCAGACTCTGTCATCGGCCGCTACGAGCTTCCGTTCACGACGGAGCAGCACGATACGGTCTATGACTGGATCCGCCTGTACGTCGCAACGGACGGGACCAGCGAGAGCATCACCCTGAAGGCATGGATCGCGGAGCGCTACTGAGCGCTCCGTCCCGGCCTCATCGACACTGGAGACGATGGACATGCCCGCAAAGATGAAGATCTACCGCAACAACGGCGAGTCGGCGGAAATGGACGCAATCGACGCCCGTCATGCCGTCCAGGCGCACCCGAACGAATGGGCCACCTCGCCGTGGCCGAAGTCGGAGAAGGCCTCGAAGCCGGCGGACCCTCCGAAGTCGGAGAAGGCATTCGAAGCCAAGCATCGCGGCGGCGGCAGCTATTCGGTGCTCGACGCCGCCGGCACGGAAGTTCTGGACAAGCTGACCAAGGAAGACGCGGAACTCTTCAATTCGAGCGGCGAAGATGCGCAGGAAGCGTACCTCGCCGCGGAAAAGGCGAAGCGGGCTTCGAGCTAGTCGCTCATCCATCGCGACCGGCTGGCTGAAGGGAACCCCGGGGAGTGATCCCCGGGGTTTTTCTGTGCTTTGCCGGTTTTCGGCGATGTCGCCATTCTCGCGAGCATGGACAAGCTCACGATCATCAATAACGCGCTGCTGGCGACGGGCAACAACACGGTCAACGTGCTGAACGATCCGTCAGACGAGTACCTGATCGCGAATCCCGCTTTCGAGCGGGCATTGCGTTCCCTCACCGCGCGCCACTCCTGGCCCTTCGCGTCGACGATCGACCTACTGACCCGCGCGCCGGATGCCGAAAACAAGTCCAGACGCTACAGGGAAAGCGGCTTCCGCCTGCCGACTGGAACGCTACACGTGAAGGAGGTGTATTTCGATAGCACGCCCCTCACTGAGTACGAGATCATCGGCGAAATCCTGTCCTGCCATTACGATTCCGACATCTATGCCAACGTGGTCAAGCAGGTTTCCGAGGAAAAGCTTCACCCGATGGCGGAGGAAATCCTCACCCTCTATGTCGAGGCGGGATGTTTGCGCGGTTTGAACGAGGACTTCACCGAGGCCACCCGCCGTGAGCAGCGCGCCGAAGCTTTGCTCGAAGAGGCCCGCCCCCATGTCGATCAGCAGAACCCCGCGCGCAACGTCTACAAGTCGAAGATCGCGGCGGCTCGCGGAGGGCGCCGAGTATGAGCCTCAACGAGCAGATCATCCGACAGCGTGACTTTTCGAGCGGCGAGGTCGATCCTGACGCGATCCGTCGGGATGACGTCGAGGCTCTGAAAACGGCGGTTCGGCATGCCCGCAATCTCGTCAGCTCGCACACCGGGGCGCTCGTCCGCCGGCCGGGTCGCCGCTTCCTCTTCGAGGATTACGGTATCGCCATGGACTTCAAGCCGTTCGACGATGCGGCCTACACCGTTGTCTTCGTCGATCTTGGCGTCAAGGTGCGGACGCCGAGCGGCGCCCTCGTTGCCTCGCTGTCCGCGCCGTGGACCGTCGACGATCTCGATAGCCTCGTTTTCGAGGCGATGGACAATGAGATTTTCGTCGCATGGAGCGGCCGAACGAAGGTCATCAAGATATTTGAGGGTAGCTACACCTGGACGATTGGCGATTTCAGTTTCGCCATCGGCCTTGATGGCTCGATCCGGATGCCGTTCTACAGGTTCGAGGCGACGCAAAACATCGCGATGAAGCCGTCGGCGCGAACCGGGAATATCTCGATCACCTTCTCCGCGCCGGTGCTGAATAGCCAGCATGTCGGCGTGGTCTTCCGCTACGCTGGCCGGCAACTGCGGATCACGGCGGTACACTCGGCGACCTCGGCATCTGCCACCGTCATTGAGGAGCTGCCACCGTCCTTTGCCGTCACTGTGGCAAGCTCGGTCGGCTTTTCCATCGGCCAGATCGTGGAGACCGACACCATCAATGCAAAGGGCGAGGTCTTCAACGTCTCCGGCAATATCGTCTACATCGTTTCGGTAGACAAACTTACGACGCCGCAGGTCGGCGAAACGCTGGTTGGCCCGACTGCGTCATCGAAGATTTCCGCAGTTTCGAGCACGAGTCCCGGAGCCGCCGTTCAGTGGGACGAGCAGTTCATTTCCGACTATCGCGGCTGGCCGCGTTCCGTGTCGAAAGACCGGGAGCGGCTGATCATGGCTAACTTCACCCAGAAGAAAAACGCGGTCTTCTGGTTGGCGACCGGCAACAACCGCGATGGGTCCGTCGGCGCTGAGGCCAGTCAGGCGATGCTGGAATTCATCACGGCGGAGTGCCAGGTGTTCCATGTCGTCGGCGGATACGACGAGTTCGCGGTGACGGACCGCGGCGTCTTCTACATTCCGGTGTCCGTCGGCACACCCTTGCAGCCGGGCTCGGTCGAGTTCCGTCCGATCTACTCCGGCGAGCTTTCGGATATCCGGCCGATCGAGGTAACCGAGGGGCTGATCTTCGTCGACAAATCGAAGACGGGGATCTACGTGATTTCGGCGACGGGGCAGACGTCGCGCCCCTACATCGCCAACGAGATCAACCGGCTGCATCGCCATCTCTTCGAGGAGGTCCGCTCGATTGCCGCGACCTCGGCGACGCCGAAATTCCCGTCCCGGCAGATTTACGTCGTGAACGGAGACGGTTCCTATGTGACCGGTCAGTTCAATCCGGACCGCGAATATATCGGCTGGCTGAAGCATTTCGGCGCCGGCCGCGTTCTGAGCGTCGCGGGCGATTACGGCAAGGTCGTCTTCATGTCGGCGTATGTCTTCGATGGTATCGAGTACGGCGTCGCCGAAGAGCTCGACTACGACCTCCTATGCGACTGCGCCACGACGTTCGATGCAAACTCCTCTTCGGACTTCCTGCAGTTCGACGACGGTGAGGCGATCACGTTTGAGGATGGAACGCCGCTCCAGATCGACGGCACCATCGTCGGGTTCCATGCCGGAAAGGCGGTCTCGGTCTTCGCGGACGGCTTCTATTTCGGCGAAATCGTCGTACCAGACGATGGTGTCCTCGACGGATTCGACGATTACGACCGGATCACGCTCGGCATCGACTTCGAGTGGAGCTTCAACCCGCTCTTCGGCAACTTCGAGGGCGGGCAGGCCGCCGGCCAAGGCGAGCAGCGCCGGAAGATCGAGAAGATGCTGATCACGGTTCGAGAGACGCAGGAATTCCAGTGCGGCAACCGCCAGTTCGGCAGCTATCGCGGCGGCGACGACATGTCGCTCCCAGTCCCGACGCGTGACGACACCTATCGGTATCGGGAAACCGGGCGGTCGTACGATCCGGACGTGCCGTTCAAGAGCACGTTCCCGGGTGCCTTCAAACTCATCGAACTCACGACAAGGATAACGGTCTGATGGACGGCGGTCTCAGCCTAATCGCAGGTGCACTGTCCGGCATTTCTGGCATCGTCGGAGCGGCCGGAGCTTCGCAAGGACAGAAGTGGGAGGCGCAGAAGGCGCAGCGCGCCGCCGAGATCGGCCGCGTGCGTGCTGACCAGATCGATGCGTCCTATCGCGACGAACTCAATTCGACCATCGCCAACATTCGCTCGATCCGCGCATCGTCCGGCGCCAGCATCATGAGCCCGACGGGTATGGCGATCGAGGCGGACCAGCAGCGGATCAGCGACCGAGACCGGAAAATCGAGGTCGGGAACCAGCGGATGCAGGCGACCCAAGATGAGGCTGATGCGAAATTCCGCAAGTCCGCCGCGAAGACGGCCTTGTTCGGCGGTGTCGCGAAATCGTTGCCCTATTTCTTCGGAGCCTGATCAATGGTGAAACTGCCGACCCTCCAGCCCCGCGGCGCAACGATCCGTGGCCCGGTCTCTTCCGTGAGCGGCGCCGATGTCGCGAACCAGTACCAGATCATCGCCGACGCTCTTGGCACGATGGGTAAGGCCGTCGAGGAGCAAGCCATCGAGAACGCGACGAATGAAGGACAGGCGGGCGTCTATCGCGACGAGAACGGCAATCTTCAAGTTGACCGTAAGTCGAATTTCTCGGCCACAGGTCGGGCCTACAATCGCGCGGCGCAGCAAGGCTATATGGCCCGCCTCTCCGGCGACATCCGCCGGCGCGGCGCAGAGCTTGCCGAAGAGTCGAAGGGGAACGTCGATCTTTTCGACTCCTCCTACAAGGCGTTCCGCGACGAAACGATGACGGCGGTCCCGCGCGAGTTTCGCGGCGCGGTCGAGACGGTGCTCGACACCAACGGGCCGGAGTTGCGCCTCGGTGTATCCGAGCGGAAGCGAAAGGCCGATCTAAAGGAATTCGAGGGCAACATCAAAGCCGAGATCAGTCTTCTCGATGATGATATGTCCGCGCTGGCACGCGCCGGCGGGACGAACACGCCTGCCTACTTGTCCAAGCAGTCGCAGCTCAAGACCCTGTGGTCCGAACTCGCCGGGAACCCCGATTTTACGGTTGGGGAGAAGGAAGCAGATATCGCGCTAAAACGGATGGAGTCCCGCCACATGTCGGAGGCCATGCTCGGGACGGTCGAGAAGTCGCTGGAGACTGGCGGCATCTCGGCGGCGCGCGACGTGGCAAAGCGTATCCTGACCGACGATAGCCTTGCTTTGGAGCCGTCGGAGCGGCGACAGTACGCCAGCTTGGCAAATGAGCGGATCAACGGCTTCATCGCGCAGACAAAGGCCGATCTGAAGCCGGTGCAAGATCAGTCTAAAGAGATTCAGAAGCGCCTCAAGGAAGGCGTCGGTCTCGATGGCGACGACATCGATACGACTGCCCAAACGCTAGCGCGCGGCGGTGACATGGCTGGAGCGCTCGAACTGTACGAGGCTCGCTCCACGGCCCGCACCATCCAGGCAATCCGCCTTTCCGACAATCCGACGCAGATGAACATGGCGGAGACGGCGTTCTCGCAGGCGAACGGCGGCGCAGAAGTTCTTGCCGCGATCCGCGGTACCGAGAGCGAAGGAAACCCCAACGCCGAATCCAGCAAGGGCGCATCGGGGCTGATGCAGGTGATGCCTGGTACTGGCGCTGAGATTGCTGCGGAGCTCGGCGACGCTGGCTTCCCGATCAACGGGACGGAAGCGGAGAAGAAGGCGTATCTGAAGGACCCCGCAGTTTCGATGCGGTACGGCGAACACTACTTCAACAAGATGATGACGCGGTATGGAGGCGACAAGGAAGCCGCGCTCATCGCGTACAACGGCGGGGCCGCGCGCGCGGATGCATGGCTCGCGGCCGGGCGCGATGACAGCGCGATCCCGAAGGAATCCGCCGAATACTACAAGAAAGTGCTCGGCCGCGCGGGGCGCTCTGTCACCTTCTCGCCCGAAGAGGCAGCCGCATCGAAGACATTTCTTCAAGGCCGGACGGATAAGGATTCCTCCCACATCGCCAATCTCGATGACGCCTTCGCGGTGAAGCTGTCGCGCCTGCTTCAGGCTGCACCGCCGGAGATCCGGGATAAGCTCGGCATCTATTCGGGCGCGCGTAGCAATGAGCGCCAGGCCGAGCTTTATGCCGACGCAGTGAAGCGTTACGGTTCCGAGGCAGCGGCGCGCAAGTGGGTCGCCCCTCCGGGAAAATCGAACCACAATCACGGCACGGCCGCCGACCTTTCATATAACGGCTCGTCTCTCAAGGATGCGCCGGTCGAGGTGGTCAAATGGCTGCACGACAACGCCGGGACCTATGGGCTCAAGTTCCCGCTGAGGAACGAGAATTGGCATATCGAGGATTCCTCGACGCGTGGCGGGCCCACGATCAGTCCCGACATCATCGCTGAGTACCGGAAAGAGGCGACTGCAGATGCAAAGGCGCTCTTCACCGACATCAAGGCCGGGTATGACAAGGGGATGACGCCGGCGATTACCGACCTCAACCTCCTGACGCGTCAGCTTTCGATCGTCGATGATCAGGACCTTCGGAAAGAGGTGGCCGATTATCTCTCGATGCAGTCGGCGACCGCATCCATGCAGGGCATGGCGCCAGCGCAGGTAGAAAGCCTGATCTCCACGCTACGCTCCGATGCCGGAGACGGCGCGACCATCGCGCAGCAGCAGATCGTTGCCGGCATGGAGGCGGCCTCGGAGGCTCGCGCGACCGCGCTGAAGAATGATCCCATCGGTTATGCGATGAACCAGCGGATGATCACGCCCGTCCCGCCGTTGGATCTCAAGCAGCCCGATACTTGGGGGCAGACGTTCCAGAGCCTTCAGCGGGGCGTTGATATACTCCAGGCGCGTGGGCTCGTGGGGAACGTTTCCGCGCTTCGCCCGGCGATGCAAGAGCAGGTCTCCCGCGCGCTTTCCACCTCGACGCCAGCAGATGCGGTAAACCTGCTCGGGTCGATGGCGTCCAATATGCGGCCGGAGACCTATCGCGCGACGCTGAACGCCCTTGCGGCGAAGGGAGACGGCAAAGTCATGGCTGCGGCCGGCGCACTCGTATCGCAGAATCCAGAGGTCGCCGAGGGCATCCTTCGCGGGCAGGCGCTCATGAAGGAGAATGCATTGCTGGCACCGCGCAAGACCGACGACAACAAGGCGGCCGTCAACGAGCTGCTGCCCATTCAGGCGTTTGGTCCGACGCTCGAAGGTGCCCGCCAGTCCGTGCTTGAGGCCGCGACGGCTCGCTATGCCGATCTCTCGCACCAGGCGGGGGACAGTTCCGGCGATCTCGACGAAACCCGGATGGAGACGGCGATCAACGAAGTGACTGGCGGTCTCGTCGAAATGAACGGCAAGGCCGTAATCTCGCCGCGCTATGGAATGAGCCAGAGCGATTTCGATACGATGATCGCCGGGCTCCCGTCATCGGCGCTCGCCGGTGCGGTGACGTCCACCGGCCAGCCGGTCAGCGCCTCAGACCTCCGCAACGAGGGCCGTCTGCGGGCTGTTGCCGACGGACGCTATGTTCTTGAGTTCGGCAACGACGACTATCCGACCTATGCGATGCGCTCGGCGCCACATCCCGGCGGCGGCGTCGATCTGAATTCCGTCTTCGTGCTCGATCTCAGGGGGCGGTAATGGCGTTCATCGTCGATGACAGGGAAATGGCGGGCGCGTTGCAGGCAGCGGCGCGCCGGCCCTTTGAAGGCGTTGACCCGGGGTTCGGTGCGCGGCTCGCCTCCGACTTCAATGCGATGGTCAACTTCTCCAATTCCAACGCCAGCCATCGCAACGCCCTCGCCGTGCAGAACGATTTTCAGGTTCGGTTCTACAAGGAAAGCGGCCAGCGCCTCCCCGGCTGGATCGACAGCATGAACGCGAACGCAATGGACGTCGCGCGAAAGCAGTTCGACCAGTGGAAATCCGAGAACCCCGGGAGCGATCTCGTCTTTCCGACAGAGGAGGATTTCGTCAAGGCCTCCGAGGGAGAGGCGCGCGAGGCCCGCGCCGGCGCGGAAGCGCTCGCCCGCCGCTCCACCGGGCTCGGCTCGACAGTCGGCGGCGTGGTCGGCAGCATCGCAGGCGCTATCACCGATCCGCTGAACCTGTTGAGCATGGGTTTTGGCGCATCGGCGTCCGCCGGCGTGATCAGAACCGCACTTACCGAGGCGGCGGTCGGCGGACTGTCCGAGGCTGTCATCCAAGGCGCGACGCTGGAGCGGAAGCAGCGGATCGATCCGTCCTTCGGTGCGGACGATGCATTGGGGGAAGTCGCGGCGGCCGCCGCCGGCGGCGCCATCCTCGGCGGTGGCCTGAAGGGTCTCGCCAGCTTGTGGCATCGGGCGAAGACCGGCGAATGGCCGCGCCACATCAAGGACGCGGGCAACGTCCTCGCGCGCGAGGCTGCTATCCCCGAAAGCAGATTCCAGCGGTCAATGGCCGGCGAGAACGCGCACCGCGCAGCGCTCGAGAAGGCCGTGGATGACATCACCCGCAGCCGCCCGGTGGAGCTCCCGCCCGAGGCCTTCCTCCAGTCGAATGCGCGCCCCGGGCGGATCTACGATGCTGACGGCAATAGCGTCGGAGTCCGGTATGAAGTCGTCGATGCAGACAGCCTGATCACGTCGAACCGCGATGATCTTTCCATCAACCCCGATTTCCCGCAGGAGCTTCAGCCGCGGGATCGGTCCCGCGCCATGTCGCAGGACCAGATTGCCGGTATCGCGGCCAATCTCCAGCCGGAGCGCCTTGGCTTCTCCACGGATGCCGGGACCGGCGCCCCCGTTGTCGGTCTCGACGGGCTTGTCGAGTCCGGGAATGGTCGCGTTCTCGCGCTGCGCCGGGCCTACCAGAACGGCGGCGCGCCGGCGGAAAGCTATCGCAACTTCCTCCGCGCGCAGAATTTCGACCTCGACGGCATCAACAACCCGGTGCTGATCGCTCGACGCGTCACGGACCTTGAAGACCGCGTCGGGTTCGTGACGGCGGCGAACCGCTCGACGGCCATGCGCCTCGGGGCTGCCGAGCAAGCGCTCGCCGACGCCCGCATGATCGACACCGCCATGCTCGACAGTCTCGCCGATGGTGATATCGGTGCTGCGGGCAACGCGTCATTCACTCGCGGATTCATGGCTCGCCTCCCACGCGCCGAGCAGGGCAACCTCATCGACCGCAACGGCATCCTCTCGCAGGAGGGCAATCGCCGGATCACGGCGGCATTGATGGGGCGTGCTTATGGGGAGCCCGCCCTTCTCGGCCGCGCGCTCGAAGACAGCGATAACAACATCAAGGCAATCGGCGGGGCCCTTTCCGACAGCGCCGGGCCGTGGGCGAGGATGCGCGATGCCGTAGCGCGCGGCGAAATCCCGGCTGGCATGGACATCACCGATGATCTGGTCAAGGCGGTGCAGCTCGTCATGCGTGCCCGCGACGAAGGCCGCGCCGTTTCCGATCTGGTCAACCAGGCAGAAATGTTCGGCGGCCCGGGTGAGATGGCGAAGATCATGGCGCGCGCGATGTTCTCCGATGCCGAGATGAAACGCCCTGTGGGCCGCGCTCGCCTCGCCGCGTTCCTCCGCGACTTCGCGGATGAAGCACGGAAGAACGACGCCGGGCCGCGCCTGATTGGGGACCCGCTTTCCGCTCCGGATATCCTCAAGGGCTCGCTGGAGCGGGTCGGACGGAACGACCTCTACCGCGTCGTCGACGAACGTCTGACGCCGGAGCGGATAGACGAGATCGAGGCCGCGCCCGAGACGGTCGAGGCAACGATCATGGACGCCGAGCGTCTGATCGCCGACAATGAAGAGCGCCAGCTCGGGCCGATCTCGGATGATTCCTCGCCGAAGCCGCATGTCACGCCGATCCTCGTTGATATCGGCGATGGCAGGGGCGAGCGCAGCCTCGACGACATCATGCGCGAGGCCGAGGAAGAGATCGCCGCCGGCAAGGAAATCGAAGCCTGCACCTTGGGGAGCGCAGCGGAATGAGCATCCAGAATTGCCTTGCCCGGCTTGTTACGGCGAAGCGCATCACCCAGAAGCAGGCCGACGATGCCCTCGCTCTGCATGAGGGTATCCAGGAGCGGCTTTATCCGAACATGGGGCCGGCATCCGCCGAGGCCGCCAGCGCGCTTGAGGCGGCCCGCGTCATGATGCAGGCGGCGCAGGAGCGAAAACTCATGGCGGCGAAGCAGGCGATCCGGCAAACCGAAGTCAGGGACCGAATGATGCGCCACCCGAAGGGGATGGCGGCCGGACTGCATTCCGTTCTTGTTCGTGACAACTGGGACGGCGGCGCGGCGATGGGCGATGCCATCAACATCGAGAGCCATGCCGAAGGGGTAACGAAGCGCCTGCTGAAAATGATCGATGGCGCGATGGCTCCGTATCAGTCGACCATGGCCGGGTTCCGACAGGATACGGAGACGATCTGGAACGTCGTCGACGAGCTCTATGGGGTCGATACCGGGGACACGGCGGCGAAGGCGGCGGCGAAAGGGTTCTCCGACGCAACGAAGTATGCCGTCGAGCGTGTGAAGCGTGGTGGCAAGCCGCTTTCCGTCCTCGATGATTGGCGTCTCCCGCAGTCGTGGGATTCCGCTCGCGTGAAAAAGTTCGGTGAGCGTGCCTTTCTCGATGACCTCTGGAGCGAATACGAGGCCGGAAACCTGCGGGTTATCGACAAGGAGGGGTGGGGCGACGCACCGCGCGCGGCGGTGCCCGGCATCATCCAGAACGCATTCAAGGATATCACGCTCGGCAAGGGGCAAGGCACCGGCGCCGGGGGCTTCTCCAACCAGCTCCGCGTCTTCCGCTTCGAGAAGCCCGAAACATACAAGCGGCTGATGAAGAAATACGGCGCTGGCGACGGCGGCCTCTTCAATACCCTGATGGGCCACATCCAGGGCATGGGAAAGGAGATCGCTTTCGTCGAAGTTCTTGGGCCGCGCTATCAGGAGAATTTCGAGAAGCTGATTGCGGCGGCACGCGATAGCGACGCGGCGAGTTCGACCGGACAACGGGTCGCGAACCGGATCACGATGAACAGCCCGGCGGCGGTGCAACGCACCTATGACGCACTTTCCGGAAAGCTCGGCATCGCACAATCCGACCTTATCGCCGGCATCGGCGGCGGCATGCGCAACCTCCAGACGGCGGCGCGCCTTGGCTCTGCGACGATTGCCGCGCTCCCGGGCGACACCGTGACCGCTGCCCTCGCCGCAAACTTCAACGGCATCCCGGCTTCGGCGGTCATCTCGCGCCTCGTCAGCGACCTCGCCGTGAATCGCGAAGGCGCGGAAGAGATCGCGCGGCAACTCAACCTGACTGCAGCGTCGGTGCTGGATACGGCAATCGGCACGAAGCGATTTGACGATGACGTCATCGGCCAAGGCATCACCGGGCGCACCGCTGACGCCCTGATGCGGCTCTCCGGTATCAACGTGTGGACGGAGGGCTTGAAGCGCGCGTTCTCGATGGAGTTCATGGGGCACATCGCGCGGCAGTCCGAAAAGCAGTTCGAGGCGTTGGACCCCATGTTTCGCGGCTTCCTGGAGCGGTACGGCTTCACACCGCAGGATTGGGACAAGCTGCGCGCTGCGCCGCATCTGGAAGCCGATGGCGCCCGGTTCTTCGATGTGAATGCCGTCGAGGATGAGCGGCTCGCGGATCGGTTGATGTCGGCGATCATCGACGAGCGGCATTTTGCGGTGATCGAGCCCGACGCCCGTATTCGCGGCGCGATGACGGCGGGACTCCAGCGCGGCACGGTGATCGGCGAGGCGGTCCGATCCGCCGTCCAGTTCAAATCGTTCCCGATGACCTTCATGATGACGCACTTGATGCGCGCGATGACGCAAGGCGACATGGCGAACCGAGCATACCGAACCACGCAGCTATTCCTCCTGATGACCATGGGCGGGGCGGCGATGGTTCAGATGCAGTCACTGATCGCCGGACGAGATCCGAACGACATGGCGACCGGGCGCTTTTGGGTTGAGGCGGCGATCCGTGGCGGCGGCCTCGGGATGCTCGGCGACTTCGTCTATTCCTCGGTCTCGCGCGGCGGCGAAGGCATCACGCAGCTATTGAGCGGTCCCGCGCCTGGCGCCGTCATCGGCGCGACTGGCGACGTCGCGCAATGGCTCGCCGGCACCAAGGACGTGAACGGCAAGACGCTGGCGCAGCACATCAAGGGTTGGACGCCCGGATCGTCGCTCTGGTACACGAAGAGCGCGACGGACCGGCTGATCTTCGACAATATTCAGGCGATGGTTGATCCTGATTACCGGAAGTCCTTCTCGCGCCACGAGCGTCGGATGAAGAAGGACTTCGGTCAAACCTTCTGGTGGCGGCCGGGCGAGCTTACTCCGGAGCGCGCGCCGGACTTCGGGAACGCATTCGGCCAATAGCCTGTGCTTTGCGAGGGGTGCCGCATCCCGGCATCCTCCGCGTCATGAGCATCACGACTGCCGATGATCGCGTCACTTCCTATTCGCCCGTCGTCGCGACAACGACGTTCGCGGCGGACTTCCCTGTGTTCGATGATGATGATCTCGTCGTCATCCACGGCGGCGTCGAGCGCACCGACTTCACGGTGACGGCGTCCTACGTCGATGGAATCTCGAATGATGCGGCTGTGGTCTTCGAATCCGGGCTGGTCGGCGATGTGCTTGTCGTCGGCAGGCGCGCGGCGCGCCGTGGTAGCCGGTTCGTAAACGGAGCCCCTCTCCCGATCTGGCAGCAGAACCTTGCCATCGACACTTTGACGGCGCAGACGCAGGAAAACGCGCGCGACGCCCGACACGCGGTAAAGCTCCCGATCACGTCTCCCAACGAAGGCTATACGATCCTCCCCGGCATCGCTGAAGGCGCGTTGCTGACGATCAAGGATGGCGCCATCGGTGAAGGCCCGAATTCCGAGACGGTGTTCGCAGCAGCTGAGGCCGCAGCAGAAGCGGCAGCTGCATCAGCGACCCAGTCGGATGCGAGCGCCACCGCGTCAGCGGCATCAGCTGCGGCGTCCGCCGTATCTGCGGCGAGTTCTGCGGAATCGGCCGAAGATGCCGCCATAGCCTCCGATGCTGCTGAGGCTCTGGTGATCGCCGCCACAGCGGGGTTCGCGGGCTTCATCGACGGAATGATCTACGACTTCGGCTCCGTCGCCGATCCAATCACTTACTTTGACCAAGACTGGGGCACGATCTGATGTCTACGGCTGTCCAACATCGTCGCGGCACGACGGCGCAACATGAAACCTTTGCGGGCGCTGTGGGGGAAATCACCGTCGACACCGACAAGAAGGTTGCCGTCGTGCATGACGGCTCGACGCCCGGCGGTACGCCATTGGCGAGGGAGTCGGTGGTTGCCGAACTGGCGGAAGAGCTGGACGGCAAGGCGGGCGTTTCGGTCTACGCTAGTAAGTCGGCGGGCTATACGGCGGCAAAGACGGACGCCGGCGCCATCCACCGCTGCTCGGCAGAGATCACCGTGGCGCTCACGGCTGCAACGACCCTCGGTGCGAACTGGACGCTGACGGTTATTGCTGATGGTGGAGACGTCACCATAGACCCCGATAGCTCGGAGACGATCAACGGCGAGGCAACCCTTGTCGTTGCGGATGGGGATGCGGCTTACCTCATCTGCACGGGGTCGGGGTTTAAGGCCGTTACCATTCCGTCAGCCGCAAGTGTAGCAACGCGCGTTGATACGGCTGCCGCGCAATCCTTCACTGCGGCACAGCAGGCGCAGGGTAGGTCCAACATCAGCGCCGCACTCAAGGGGCATATTTATGGCATGACGCTTTCCAACAACGCGACAGACGCCACTAACGATATCGACATTGCGGCTGGCGAGGCGGCGAGCACGGAAACCACCCCCGTGCTAATGCTACTCGCAACATCCATGACAAAGCAGTTGGATTCCACATGGTCGGTCGGAACGAATGCAGGAGGTCGTGACACCGGATCAATCTCTGACGGCGTCTGGTATGTCTTTCTCATCCAGCGGTCGGACACGGGCGTCGTCGACGTGCTTTTCTCCAAGTCGAAGACAAGTCCGACGATGCCGGCGAATTATGACAGAAAGAGACGGGTCGGAAGCTTTATTCGGTATTCAAACGCGATTTGCGCGTTTGTCCAGACGGGAGACCGTTACGAAATAACTCCATCTATCCCTGATGTTAGCGCAGCATCGCTCTCTACGGCACAGCAGACAGCAACGGTTTCCCTCCCCCCTGAGATGATAGGCCTCTTCCGTGTCCGTGTCTCTCCGGCGAGCGGCGCATCATTCAGCGTCATCATTTCTGGTATGGATATTTCCGCGAACCCAAATGAGGCAACCATTAGCGCCGCATCCACCGGCGGCGGCGCCGCCGGTGAATTCGCCATTAGGGTTAATGCCTCGGGCCAGATCAAGCATCGGAGTGTAGGGACGGTTGGGGCGTCGAATATTGTTATCACCTCGTTCGGATGGATTGACACGCGCGGGAGGGGTTGAAATGCCTGATTATTTTGTGCCGGCAGGCCACCACTACGGACTCACGCTTGCGAACGATCCGATTAATCCAGCGAATGGCTACGTTATGGGCAGCGGTGAGGGGGCATCGCTCGGGGTTACTCCTGCGCTGATAAGCCTCGCGCTTCCCACAGCCAAGCGATTTGACGCGCCTTGGCAATCAGGCGCAGGCGAAGGCGGTAGATTCACTGCCTCATATGGGGATGGTTTCTACTATGCGTGGTTGATCGAAAATCCAGACAGCGGGGTTGTCGATTGGGGTTTTTCGGAGAGCAAGATCGACCCGACGGGAGAACCAAACTATCCTTTCGGTTTTTCCATGTATCATTATTGTGGCGCAGTCCTACGGGAGAACGGTGCTTTTGTAGCACTACAGCAAAGCGGCAACAGGTTCGTGCGCCAAGGGGCATCTGCTAATGATGGTGCGGCGGTCCCGTGCTCCCTCGCAACCGCGTCCGCCATATTGACTGCCCCACCTGGGACTGTGGCGCTAGTCAGGGCGCGGCTTTCAAACGGCAACACTACGACCAATCTGGTTTTTGGGGATGGTGGGATGCTTCTATCGCTCAACGCGGCTGAAGCCTCTCTTTCTGCTGCTGGAGGGCAGGCGGACGCTGGGCACTTTATGTTGCGCACCGACGTCTTCCGACGAATAGCCCATCGTGCAACGAGTGTGGCGGGTTCGCCGACATTTAGCCTACGCACATATGGCTGGATAGATGACGCAATCGGAAGCGCAGGATCCCCACTTTCCAGTACGACGTTACGAGCCGTTGCCTGCGCTATCCGATACACTGGCAGCGCTTGGGAATTTATCAGTGACGCGAACCACCAGCCAGTAGGAGTTACCTCGATTTCTCGAGTTGCTGTATCGGGCGGGTTTGCGTTACGTATAACTTATGACTTCACGGCCTCGAAGGTTGCGGCTCTTCTGTGTGGACCAGATGAAACCTTTGCGGGTGTCTATCATGTCGGCGCGTCTGTAGGGTTGACATTCTCGGACGTCTATATTCGGGATGGTTCCGGCACGCTGGTCGATCCAAACACCGTGACCGTCGGCGGAAACTTCTGGGTTATGGGGACGATGATTTCGTGAAGGTATGGAGGCTAATAGCGGGCGCGGTTTTGTTCGCGGTCGCCGCGCTCGCGCTGATGCTTTCGACGGCGGTAATTGTTTCAGAAGGTATTCATCCTTCTGATGGGTGGCGGAAAGTCGAGGCGGCCGCGGTCTTGCGGCACACGGAACATGGGTGGGTACAGGTCGATGCCCGCCACAAGTCAATAGGTGTTTCAAAGGTCTCCGTGAGTGAGGATGGAGAGCACCTTGTTGTTTCCTACGAAACCCCTTGGGACGTTGTCTATTTCGGCCACATTTCCTCTGACGAGTATTTTACCGCATTTGTTCCCGTCAGAGCGGGTCTTTCTGTTGGCCTCGATCGAACAGAAGTGTTTTTTGCTACTCCAGACGGAAAGCTACTTCGCCCAGATTCCCTCAGTTCCTCTGGCAATTTCTTTTTCTCTGCTTCCGGAGCAATCAGAGTGGGACCGGAAAAGTTGACGCCTTTGCGACGTTTCGCTCGCGTCATTTCCAAACTTGCGATGCGACTTTAGCGCAATTGAGACCCGGGAACGCCTCGTATCGCTCAACCGGGTCCCCTCACGATCTTACGCAGTACCCACCGTGAGCGGTCCATCTTGCACTGCAAGCGGTTAGGCGGGCAATCCGCCCGACCGGCCTAGCCCCATCAACCAAGGACATAACCATGAACCGCACCATCCCGAATGGCGCGGCAACGTTCGTCCTGTGCTTTGCGCCGTCTCCCCCTGATGCCGATTATCGCCTCAACCAAAGAGGCGCACCATGGCACGCGAAACCCTTCCTATCGCTCTCGATCTGACCTTCGGGCATGAGGGCGCATACTCGAACGCGAAGACAGATCGCGGCAACTACCTGAACGGCGTGCTTGTCGGCACGAAATACGGCATCACCGGCGCGACGCTGGCGGCCCATCGCGGCGTCAAGACCGTGACGGCGGCCGACGTCCGCGGGATGAGCCTGCGGGAGGCGGAGGATATCTATCGCCGCTCCTACTGGTCGCAGGCCGGCGGCGACGTTCTTCCGCCAGGGCTCGACTACTTCGTGTTCAACAACGGCGTGATGTCCGGGCCCACGCGTGCGGTCAAGATCCTGCAGCGTGTCATCGGCGTCCGCGAAGACGGCCACGTCGGCGAACAGACGCTCGCGGCGGTGCGGCGCTATCCCGGCGGCATCTCGTCGCTCATCCGCGCCTATAGCGATGCCTACATGGCGTTCCTGCGATCCCTGACCAACGCGAAGACGGGCTTTCCGAAGAACGGCCGCGGCTGGACGATCCGCATCACCGGCAAGGACCCCAAGGGCCAGTGGAAGGACCAGTCCGGCGTCGTCGGAAACGCGTTGCGCCTCGCTGCCGATGCCAGCGGCGGGACCGTCGCGAAGACCGCTGCGCCGGCTGAAGCCGAGGCGAAGGCGGACAGCCGCGATACCGGCCTCGGCGAGATACTGAAGAAGCCGGAAGCGTGGGGGCCGCTCGGCGGTATCCTGTCTGCCGGTGGCGCGCTCTTCGCCGGCTCCGGTCCCGTCCAGTGGGCGCTCGCCGCCGGAATCGTGGCGGGCGTCGGGATCGGGATCTACTACTTCGTGCACCGTGTCCGGGAGGCAGGCTGATGTTCTCGGCGCCCCGGATCGTCCTTGCTCTGATGGTCTGCTTCGCGGTCCTCGCGCTCGTCTTCCTCATCCGAAAGGACGGCGCAGACTCCGTCCGCACCGCAATCGAAAGGCAGAACAATGCAGCAGGCAGCACGGCTGATGACGCTCGCAGCTCTTATGATCTTTGCCCTGACGGCATGTGGGACTTCGCATCCAGCCGATGTGTCCGGTCTTCGCCGCGTCGTGGGAACTGATCTCATCGGCGCGCGCGGCGCGACGCCGGCGGACCAGCGCAAGATCGACCGCACCGTTGTGGGCCTCTGCGCTGGCGGCGTCTGGAGCAAGGCGGAATGCGGTGCGCATGGGGAGGCTGCACGATGACCGTCGGCGATCTCCAGTGGCTTTTCGGCACGGCAATCGGTGTTGTCTTCTCCATCGCCGGTATCGCCGTCGCCGCGCTAAGGGCCGTCAACAACCGCCTCGATGTCATCGTCGGCCAGATCAAGACCGGCGATGACCAGCTCCACGAACGGATCAACCGAGTCCGCGACGACATGGCAAACGGCTACGTCCGCCGCGTCGATCTCGATAGCCACATGAAGCGGACCGACGACACGTTGAAGGAAATGCGAGACGATCAGAAGGCGATTATCCGATCGCTGGCCGCACTCGAAGCGAAGCGGGGAGACATGCGATGACAAAGATCACCGAGAAGGACGAGATCGACGAGCTCGCCGACGGCGACCTCTTCTATGTTCGAGACGCCAGCGAACCGAGTAACCCCGACAAGAAGGTGCCGTTCTCCAAGGTCCGGCCCACCGGCGCGCGGATCACCCACCACTATCGGTTCTCCGACGACATCACGATCCCCAACATCAGCGCAGGCGCGGAAGCCGACGCGACCATCGCTGTGCCTGGAGCCGCGACCGGCGATCACGTCGTCTTCAACATGGAGCCGCCGGCGAATATCGCGGTGCTGTCGTCCTGGGTATCTGCGGCTGATACGGTGAAGGTGCGGTTCCGGAACACGCATGCGTCCAATGCCTACTCGACGGCGGACATCGCCTGTGTCGCGCTGGTGTCTCGCTCCGAATAGGCGTTCCCGAAGATACCCCGGGAACGCCGTTTGGTGAGGAACGCCTAGGAATAAGATCAAGACTTAGGCACAGATTCCTAATCTGGGGGTCACAGGTTCGAATCCTGTCGGGATCACCATTTCCTTGAAATGGCGATCAGACCTCTTCCGTCTCGCGCTCGGGCGTGGTGACGCGCGGCTTGGTGCGCACGGCGGGGACGATGGACGGCTTGGCGACGACCTTCGGCTTCGGCGCCTTCATGCCGAGCATGGTGCGGATGCGGTCGGAGACGAGCGGGCGGAAGCGGCTGGCGCGGAAGGGCATGTCGACGGCGCCGTAGCCTTCCGGGCCGTCATCCATGCCGCGATGGAGCTCCATCAGCTTGATGCCGTAGAAATCGCCGTCGACATAGTGCCGGTAGTGGCCCGCCCAGCGGACCGTATAGACCTGGCCCTTGCGGATACCCTGGTCGATCGAGACGTTCTTGAAGCGGTCGTTGATGCAGACGACCTTCTGGCCGACATGGAACGTGGGCAT